GGGTAAACCATTTTCTACGCCAGTGCTGACTGGAAGCGGGCGAGGGCCTGCGGGTTCGCGCCGAGGGCATCGAGCAGCGAGCGGCCAGCGCCGGGCTTGTTGCCGATATAGCCGGCATAGGCCTGCTTGGCTGCCGGGTCCACGAAGCCAGGGTCAATGTTGACTAGGTCACCCGAGGAACGGCCACGCATGCCGGGGACATCCGCGAAGCTGCCAAAGTTGATCATCGAGGCCTGCTGTTGCGGCGTGGGCTGAGGCGCGGCCATCTGGGCCTGCAACGAGGCGTACTCGGTTGGCGAAACCATATTGCCACTCGACGCCACGTCACCCGGCCCCTCTGAGCGCCAGTAGCGCCCGTCAGGCAGTTGCTGAATGCCCTCCATCAGGTCGGGCCGTGGCGGCTGGTAGTCGGGGTTGATGAACTCGTTGTCGCGGTAGTCCAAGGGGACCGTGGTGCTGGGGATGCTGGGCGGTGGCCCCCACTCACCGCTGGGATAGTTCGACGCATTCATCCCCTCCAGCCCCAGGCTATCGCGCAACTCATTGCCCCCGAAGAGGTCAACTAGGCGGCGCGTATGCTCGTTATTGAGATAGCCCTCACCAAGCGTGCGCCGCCATTCATCGCCGGCAATGCCGCCAGTGTGCTGCCCTTGGGATAGGTTCTTCCAGTCGGCAAAGAGCCTGTCATACTCGGCCCGGTCAGCGATGCCGGCGTCGGCCAGCAGCATCTTCCGCCACCTATCAAGCTCCGCGATCTGGGTCGGGTCATCGAAGTGACCCTCCTTCTGGTAGCGGTCGAGTTGAGCGACATCGAGCAGCCCACCTTGGGCTTGGTTCAGGCGGAGCATGTCGGCGCCAAGGGGGGAGACATCGTGAGTGCCGGCAACCGTGCGGGCGAGGAGGTGACGGTTTGGTTCGTTGCGCCGGCCCATCGTGATGTTGGCCAAGCCAGAGGCGCTGTCGATCCGACCATGGCGGATGTCGGCAAGGTTCTTCTCGACGCGAGCGATCCAGTTTGCCTTGGCAGCCTCCTCCTCCTTAGTGTCTCCACGGGTCATCAAGGACTGAATACCGAGGGTGATGGGGAGGGCTGCCCATGCGGCAGGGCTGGCTAGACCAGCGAGCATGCCGGCAGGAAGGCTGGGCATGCCGGCAGCCACCAAAGAGGCGGCGCCTGGGGCACTCAAGCCGCCCCACCCAGCGAGCATCGTTCCAATTGTATTGCTAGAAGCGGGAAGCGCCCCTATCCAAGGGGCTGCTGCTGTCGAGGTAAGCCCCTGAGACGCAGCATAGTTATTCAAAGTCTGAGACCCGCTGGAGGGGCTAAAGAAATCCCCGATACCGCTGAAGAGATCGTTGCCACCACTGCCCGCGAGGGCATCGTCACCGCTGCTGCCGAAGAGGTTGTCCCACGCTGAAGGCTCAACCTCCAAAAAGCTTCCGTCAGGCTGGACCTCAAACTGAGGAACGCGCCTGAAAGCACCCTCCCCAAATGCCTCGCCCAGCCCCCCGCTCATTTCCGTCAATTCCAGCATCGATGGGGCATTACCAGGGGCGCCAAATTCCGAAGCCATAAATGCGGCCCGCTTCGCCGCATCGCCACCAAGAGCGAGCGCAGCGTTAAGATGACCATTCTCAACACCAGGGAGGCCTTCAATAGCCTCCATGAAACGCTGAGGGTTACGAGCCATGGACTGCTCAACGGTAGGCAGCTCCCCCATGTTCGCCCACAGGGCGTCATCAAAATACATCTCCAGGGCAGGGTCACCACCAAACCAGTCTCCCAACCCGCCAGACCCAGAGGCCAGCTTCCCCAAGCTCCCAAGGGTGCCCAGCATGCTGGTGACATCGCTGATGCCGAAGCCATCATCTCCCGCCGGCATGACGCCGCTGCCGCCCATCGGCGCACCGCCAATACCCCCGCCGCCGGCAGCCGCATCAAGCGGCGTCCACGCTGCCGGGTGGGCTACCGGGGCCGGCGCAGCAGCGGGCGGAGGGGCTGCCACGATGGGGGCAAGGTCGGTGTCTGGTGCCGTGTAGATGGGGCCGGTGCCGGTGATGGCTGCCTGGATGGCTGCCGCCTGCCTCTCTCGGGCGCTCTCTGACTTCTCGCGCCTCTGCCCCGGCAGGCCAGCATTGATCCACCGGGGGTCAGCCATCGTGCTGGGGGCGTTGAGCGCCATGGTCTAGTACCTCGGCCCGGTCTCGAAGCCCACCCCCTCCTGGGGCCGGCTGGCCTCGATCTTCATCTCCTCGATCTCCGTCTTGGCCACGTCCCTGGCGCCAGTGATTTGCCGCTCGACATCACGGTCTGTAATGCCGTCGTCATGCTTCAGCAGGTCGAGGCCCATGCGGTCACCATGCTCCTCTCGGGCCTTGCCCATGTGATCGTCATGCTGCGCCATGCTGACTTCGAGCTTGTTCGCCTCGATGCCAAGCTTGGTCGCGTCGAGGTCGGTCTTGGCCAACTCCGTCTGCGTCTGGGCCTGCGTCAGGCCGACCTTGGCCTTGTTCAGCTCCGCCATGGCCATGTCCTTCTCGGCCTCGGCCTTCGCGGCGATAGCCTGGAGCTGCGCCATCTGCTGCTGCATCTGCATCATCTGCTGCTGCATCGGGTTCGCCTCCTGCTCCGCCATTTGCTTCTTCCATTTCTGGAGCAGCGTCTCGGGCAGGGGCAGGTAGTCGATGGTGTCGAGCGGCGGCTTGATGCCCATCTCGGTCAGCACCGGCATCAGCGTCGAGAGGATGCTGAAGACCTCCTCCTTCTGGTTGGGCGAGGAGGCAGCCTCGTCCACGATCACATCGTAGGTGACGGTGTCCTTGTCCTGTACCAGTTGGATGTACTCGGGGCCAAGCTCGCCATTGATGCGGACCAGCCGGCCATCGGTCATGTATTCCTGAATGAACTCAAGCAGGGTTCTCCCCTGCTCCTTTCGATACCGTCGAAGGCTGTCGAAGGTTCGAGCGAGGATGTTGTAGCCAGCCTTCTTGCGCTGATGCTCCAGCACGCCGGGCTGGTTTCGATCCACCATACCCAGCAGCTCAAGGTTCACGCCGCCAGTGTCGCGGATCGACTGGATGGAGAACTCCATCATGCGGTCGATGCCGGCAGGGAACTGCGCCATCGTCTTTTCTTTGATCTTGTTGAGCGCGTTGGGCTTCAGCATCGTGATGCTGTCGGGCCGCGCCCACTCCTCCTCGGCCTTGCGAGGATCATCGAAGGCATCGCGCTCCGCGATCAAGCCGCCCTTCGAGTTGGAGTTGATGATGTGCAGTATCTGGGAGAAGAATTTGTTGGCCCACCGCTGGGGGTCTTTCATCCCTCGGACCAAGCCATACCAGATGTTCTTGTTGCGGTCGCGCTTGCCGGTGATGGCTCGATAGGTGTAGCCGACCTGCGAGGGTGACTTCTTGTTCTCCAGCACAAGCTTGCCGGCAGCATAGCCACGGAAGTAGATACGGCTCTTCGTCTTGACGTACTTGATGCCGAGGGCGTCGAGCTGATCCTTCACCTTCGAGAACTCAGCGGACTTAAAAATTACGATCTTTCCGCTCTCGGGGTCGGCCACCTTGTAGGCCGTCTCCATCTCATACCACTGCTGCTCGATCACCCAGATCGAGGGGTCGTCTCGGGTGATCTTCGAGCCTTGGTCCGTCTCGTACTTCCAGGCCTCGGAGGCATCGTGTATCTCTGGATTGATCTGTCGATCTTTCCACTGGGCCTTGTTGGCAACCTGATCGTACTTGCCCGGCCAGCGGTCCTCGAAGTCGGCCTCGCTGAAGCGTCGAACCCGCTGGACCCACTTGGCATCGCCCAGGTTGTTCCGCTTCGCCTGCATGTCCCACCACATCTCCAGGGGGTCCACGCGGTCGATGCAAATCTTGCCCTCGGGGTCTTGGTCGTACTCAAGGTGGGTCTCGGTCCAGCCCATGCCACAGATGACAGCGTCGAGGAAGGCATCGCTCTCCTCGTCCTCGGCATCACAGTTGTCTCGAACGAAGGCCGCAGCGCCCGTGAACATATCGTTGACAGCAGCGTCCCCCAGCTCGCGGGGCATGTATCGAACCTCTTGTCGGTTGCCAACCTCCATGCCGGCGACCACGTCGATAACGGGGCCGACCCTGTTGAAGGTGATCACCGGCCTCAACTGTTCAGTCAGAAGGGTCTTGTCGGTGTCCTCCCACTGCTCGCCGGCAACCATGTCGTAATCTTCACGCGCCTGATTGCGCCACTCACCAGAATGGTTCTCGGCTCGACGCCGGTTGCGACCAATCTGATCGATGAGTTCGTCGTCTGTGAGGGGCATTAGGCTGTGCCTCCTATGCGTGTCAGTGCAAGGTCGTCATCACCAGCAGGCGGGTAGTCAAGCTTGGCCGCTTCCTCGATCTCATCCATCTCTCTGGCCAGCCGCATCTGACGAAGCTCCGCATGCAACTCCTGACACCGCCGCCCCAGGCGCTCGTTCTTGGAGCGGAGGCAGGAGGTGCGGTGGCGCTGGTCGGCCAGGAGGTTCTTGAGTTTAGCGATCTGCATCATCAGCTTGTCGCGGGTGTCGGCATCACTGCCCTCGATGGGGAAGTCCTTCAGCAGCTCGGCGTGGCTCTTCACCTCCTGCACCATCACTGCCGGGGGAGTGCCTAGCATGCCGTAGGTGGTCGCGCCGATCTTAACGCACTGGGCGCCCTGGCTCTCTCGCCGTGCCTTGGTGAACTCCTCCTCGGAGACGCCCTCAGCTAGCGGCGTGATGCCGCTCACACGAGCGGCGTATTCGCTCTCAGCCTCCTGCATCTTAGCCACCCGCTCCGCCACAGTGAGCTTCTGTTGCCCACATCTTACACAGCCAAATTCCTCGCCAGTGGTGATGCTGGTCGAATACTTGTGGCCAAACAAAGAGCAGAGGAAGCTCATGGCATTCTCCTGAAGCGAGGGTGGATTGTACTAGCTCTGGAGGGTGGTGTCATCCCCCTCCAATACCTTGCTCGCCGCCCTCAGCAGCTCCTTCGCATCCTCCAGCCTCTCGGGCGCGATCTTGCTCTGGGCTATCGCGCCGGCAAGGATGCCAACGGCAGCGGCTGCGTTGTTGTGGGCGCCCTCTATTCTAGTGCGTAGGTCCATCACCCCTCACCAGAACAACCAGCCCTGACTTCACGCCGGCACGCACGATGGCGGGGTTGAGTTCGTAGGCCTGCCAATTCGCGATGGCCATGAACTCGGGCTGGCTCGACCAGAGGAGGTCAACGTCCGTGTGCCCCTCCTCCGTGCCGGCCCATGACATCATCACCTCGAAGCGACCCCCAGATGGGGTGCTACCCTCAGCCTCGCCTATCAAGCCGGCCAGAATGAGACGCTCGCCAGCGAGGTCAACGCCCTGGCCGAGGATGTAGCGGCGGGCGCCTGTGAGTAGGGGCTTGGGTTTGAAGGGGTTGGGTATGAGGCCCATATCACCACCTCAGCCCAAAGGCCCGCATCTCATCCTGAAGGTGGGCCTGCTGGGCCTCGATCTTCTCGTGGATGCCTGCCGGCGCCGGCCAGTCTTCATCGTGGGTGTGGTTCTTGAGCCAGCGGGCGGCGCGGTTCCACTGGTGGTCCGCGAGGGCCTGCTCGATCTCAGGGCGGTCAGGAAGCGGAGCGAATACGACAGCCTCCCTTTTGCGCTTGGCCTCGGGGCGCGAGGCTCCCTTCCAAAACTCATGGGCCATCATCTTGCTTATCGCGTACTCCTTAGACTTTGGCATCACGCATCCTATCTATTGCTGCACGAGCATGGTCCCAGGCCAGCTTGATCAGCTCCTCATCGACCCGGTCGGCGTCTTTCGCCTTAGCGATCTCCTTCGTATAGCCGTGGCCCTCATCGCCGTCACGCTTCCATGCGACGGCGCGTCTGCGCCCATAACGCATCGGCTCGCTGACTATCTCGAAGGCGATGCCACGGTGGGTGTGGTGGCCAAGGGCTGGACCCTCAGCCTCATTGCCTGGGATGTCGTTCGCCGTCACGCCGGGCGGGAGATTGAAGCCGGTCATCACATCATCCTCTCATCTATTACACCGACCAAGCCGACCCACGCCGTCTCTTCTTGCGCGCCTTCTCATATCGGTCCATGTGGACACTCTCGTTTATATCCATGCCGCCGGCAAGGGTTAACAGGAAGGCGTCGGCCCGGTCGGGGGAGTGCAGGCCGCGCTTCTTCATGTCATCTTTGCTCTCGACCTTGAGCTTGCCGTTCGAGAGGAAGCTGTACTTTGGGCCGGTCAACTCCGCGATAAGCGCATCGTCGTCGGGCAGCTTGCAGTCGCGCTTGTCGAGCCACTCCCTGCCCTCGAACCAAAGCTCATCGCGCTTGCGGCTGAAGCGTTCCTTCGCCGCCGGCATCTCTCCGACATTGAGGCCACGCACGCCGGCCAGCTTCAACTCGTGCAGGCGGTCAACCACGCCGGCACCGATACCGATGACATCCACTATGATCTCGCTGGGCCGCATGTCGTCGTAGGTCTGGCGGTACTCATCGACCACTCGGCCCACGGTCTGCATCAGGTCCAACCCTCGCCACACCTTAACCGGCTCCAGAAGCACGTTCCCCCGGCGCTTGGCGAGGGCTGTAGCGTCATCTCCGAAGCGAGCGACATCCAGGCCCCAAACTACGTTGTAGGCCTCTGACGGCTCGACCTCGCGCACCAGGGCGCTCTCGCAGAGGTGGACGGGGATGACGCTGTCGTCCTCGCCGGTCGGGAACTCACCCAGCACACGGACGCGATAGACGTTGCTGTCGATGCCATAGGTATCTGCCACCTCCTCGGCATAGTCTGGCCCGACCCTGGTGCTGTCGAGGGAGCTGACCTTCTGCGTCCACCAGCGTTGGCGGTTCTTGTGGAAGGCGTTGAAGAAGTGCCCACTCGTTTGCGTGGGGTTGCCGGCCATCAGCGTCTTCGCGCCGGCAGTGGACATGGCGCCCTGACCGACCTCGAAGATGATCTCATCGACACCGCTCGCCTCGTCCACGAGGAAGAGCATGTTGTCGGAGTGAAAGCCCTGGAAGGTCTCAGGCGTCTCACGCCGGGCCGTCCGTGCAACGGCGAAGCTCTCCTGGGGCGACAGGGCCAGCTCGATGGTCTCGCTCTTCACCGTCAGCCAGCTCTTGAACGGCTCCAGCATCTTGCGATGCCACTTGGCCACCTCGCCCCACAGCACGTCGCTCAACTGATGGGCTGTCGGCGCCGTGCAGGCCACCTTGGCTGGGAAGTGTGTCACCAGCCACCAGAGTATGACCCACGAGAGGTACGCTGATTTGCCAACGCCATGTCCCGACCGAATGGCGATGCGGTCCTGCGCCGGCAGCGCCATCAGTGCCTCGCGCTGCCACTCCTCGATCTCCTTGACGCCAAGTACGTCAGTGACGAACTGGACCGGGTTCCCCTTCCACGTCTCCATCACCGGCCTCAGGTCTTCCATCGCTGAGGCTGGCGAGGAAGGTGGTAATCTCATCTCGATAATCGACTGTGACATTCTGCTGGGCCTTTCCCCATGCTCGATCAAGGATGGAGTTCGCCGCGCCCACTCGGGCGGAGCCATTCTGCTCCGTGTCCATCATCACATCCTTGAGGGTCTGGAGAGCATCAACCGTCATGGCCTTCGAGGCCTCCCTGACCTCAGGCGGGACAGCCGTCCTGCCGCCGGGGTTGCCACTTTGACCGGGCTTGAATTGGCCTGATCCCGTCCTGTTCTCAGAAGCCACCTTCGGCTTTGCGACTGGCTCGCAAGTAGTCCCGCCATCCCCCGCAGCAGCAGCCTTTGGCGTCGGCTCGCCAGCCACTGCCCTCAGCTTCCTCCGTGCCCAGGCTGCCTTCATTGCCTTTGAGCGTGCTGCCTTGGTCTTTGCGGTGTCGGCCATTATCCATTCATCTCCGAAATTTTAGCCCTCTCCAGCCTGATGGCCCGGTCGATCTTCTCGGCGCACTTGGGGCAGTAGTGGGCGCAAGTCAGTTGCTTATCCTTCGGGAGGTCTTTAACAAAGGTCAGGACCACATACTGCGCCCACGTCGCCGGCAGAGGGTGTGTCGCGGGTGAGTGCATCACCAAGTCAACATCCTCCTCACTTTCCACAAAGCCGCACGCATCGCAGGTGTACTCCATGGTCGCCGGGACTTCCTTGATACCCACCTACTCCTCCTCCAATGGTACGTCTCGCCACTCGTAGCCACCAGCGCCATCGTGGAACTCTTGCTGGAGGATGCGGACACCCTCCTGCAAATTCGAGGTGCCTATCACATCCCTCAAGGGGACGTACTTTGTCACAAACCTCAGTCTCCCCGTGATCATGGCTCTATCCACACCACCCATCATCTATCCCTTCATCTATCATCCATTGGATCATCTATAGCATAGATGCCTGTGCGGTCACAGCCCCCGCAACTCTTCCTGGGTTCTCGGGAGATGTTCTGGCTCCTGGCTCTTGAGGCCACGGATGATCTCGGAGACCCTCGCCCCCGAAGTTCCGTGCCTGACACCTATAGCGTCGAGCGTCATGTCGGGATACCGCTTCGCCATCACAATGATGGCCTCCTTGACCTCGCTCTTGACAGGCGTCCGCCGCTGCTTCCTTGCCCGGCGGACTGGCCTGTCCCTCGACATCAGCTTCACAGCGGCCCTGATCTCGCGAGCCACATCGAAGGGGTGAACGTCCTCGCAATTGATCTTTATCGCAAGGGCCTCCAGCATCTCTCTCGCCTTTGGAATATCGCTAGGCATCATCACACCCCCATCCATTCTAGGGCCAGCAGAATTACCAGCGCCCCAACGCATCCCATTACCAGCCAAGCCGTGGCATCCGCCCGGCCCCTGGCTCGCTCGATCCTCTTGATGGTGTCTTCATCCATCTTTCATCTCCACCAGCGCCGCGCAGATTGCGAGGGGCAGCAGTTTTAGATCGGGCTGTTCATCTGTAGTGAACGCGATGATGTCAAGACGGTCCATTGCACCAATCAGGACTGCTGTCCAATCGTCCCCAGCCAGCGCCAGCGCATCGTCCACGCTGCGGGTGGGGTCGGGGCGGTCAAGGTAAAATTGCCCGCTTGGTGAAAGCCAATCCCACCTGCCAGTCCAGCCATCTTCAAATTCAATATCTTTTTTACGCTCCCACCCATGCGCCAACAGCACAGCATCGCTCAGTTCGCGTGATCCAGTGGTGGCGGTGGTGCCATTACGGTCGGACGTGCAGCGGTTTGTGCAGCTTCCATATTTACTAAAACCCTCCATCGCCTTGTCGCGCTGGGCCTGGGTGGTGCGGATCAGGTTGGCCTGTTCTTCCATTGCGCTGGCAGCGAGGGCGGTCCAGTTCTGGGGCGGCGCTACACCACGAGCGTCAGCGAGCCGCAGTTCTCGTATCAGTCCCGATACTCCATCAACCATCACTCACCTTCCAGCGGCGCCAGCCTGCCGCATCCATTGCATTCCCAGAAATGTTTGAAAAGCCGCATCCCATAGCCACTGCTGTCGCCTGGATGTAGGAGAAACCATTTGCCCTCGCACTTGCAGGGGTCTGGCTTATAGAGATTAATCATCAGCCTTATCCACTACCTGGGCAGCGGCGCCGGCATCGGTCGCCGGCATGCCCTCCGCGATCCTCTCAGCCAGCCACCGGGCGCTCTCGACCGGCAGAGGCAGCTCGAAGTAGCCCCGGTCGTATTCGGCCCTCACCATGAAGGTGTCGCCCTCCCAGTAGCCATTGAGCTTGCCGCTGGAGTGCATCAGCATCACTCACCCTCTCCGCTCGCGGTAATAAAACCGCAGCTACAAGGATCACCTCTTTCATTGGCGCAATTGTACAGGTGGTCTCCGTACTTGCGGAAATTGTCCTCCCACTCATTCCGCTGCGCCTCAGCAACATCGAGCTTATCCTTCAGCATCTGCATTGCCTTGGCGACCATTACCGGCAACTCCTTTCCATAGCATCCATAATCCTAAGGGTGCGCTCATTGAGGTCCGTGGTGGACCTGATCAGCGCCCGCACGTCTGGCTGTTCGTTGGCCTTGAGGGTGGCTATCTCCTCCTTGAGGTCGCTGCCCTGGAGTGTCACCAGGACAAGCAAGCCTACCGAAAAGGCCAGCATGCCAAGGGTGATGCCGTGCCCCCATTCCATCACACCCACCCCCCAGTCGAGGCATCGAGCTTGGCAAATTCTCTCGGCGGCTTGGGGTTCTCGATGAAATGTTTGCACGTCAGGGCACCGTGCCTGAACTTGGGGCCGGGCGCCTTGGTGTTCGAGAGCTTGACGTACTCCTGGCACCAGCCCTTCGCCAGCACGCCCTTGACGGAGTACATATGGATACCCTCAGGCGGCGTCCAGTGGACGCAGTGGCGGCACCTCTTGGCTGAAGGGCCTTCACCTCCCCAGTGGGCCTGCCCCTTCTCTGTGCGGCCCCTGGCTCCGACCAAGGTCGGCTCAGTGAGCTTCTCCAGGGACAGCTTGGCGTCCACCTTTTTGCCGGCACGCTTCTCGGCGCTGGCGTCTTTGGTCATCCAGTCAGCGGGGTAGTTGGATGGCATCACTCATCCTTTCATGTTGGGCTGTTACTTGACCTGATACCTCATGGCCTGGGGCCGGGTGATCCTGCCGGCATGGAAGAGGCGGGAGAGGATGACCTTGGTCGCCAGGAGATCGAGGCCGGCAGCCGCCGCGATGGTCTTCGAGTTCAGCGGTTTCTTCGACGCCTTCAGAACGGCGTAGACCTTGTGGTTGCTGTCGGCATCGACGGGCACCTCGACCTTGGCGGCGTCGAAGTTTTCGAGCAGGTATACCGCCGCCGATCCGCGCACCTGAAAGCCACCCACGGTCTCGCCGTGCTGGTTGGCCTGCCACTCGTGCGAGCTGACACGCTCGATGTGGCCAAGGCGCTGCCCATCGCCGTCTGCGACGTGATAGCCCCCCTCAGGGGCCTTGCTGTAACTGAAGTCTGACATGATCTTATCCCTAATGAATTGAATGGCGCGGCGCATCGTGGAGTACCTCATCCTCTAAGACCTCGACATCGTCCCTGGCGTCGAGTTCCTCCATGATTTTCTTGTGGGCACGCCGGCACTTGGATAGCCTCTCCGCCCCCTCAAGGAGGGTGGCGTAAAGCTCCGCGTCCTTACCCTCGAAGGCGTCCGCCGTGGCCGGGTCCACGAGTTCGTCATGGGCGTCAGCGATGTCATTGATGGCCTGACAAGTGGCGGAGTTCGCAGCGTCCGCCGCCTCGACCAAGGCCCTGATTTCACACATCCTACACATGGCTCATTATGCCCCCTGAAAGGTCCGCCCGTCAAACGCCCGCAAGAGGCTCACGGCACTCTCACGATTGTTTGCCTCAAGGACGGTGTGATGCTCGCCATCGTGAGGAGCATAGTTCATCGTCTCCTCAGGCAGATGGCTCCAGGCCATGGTGCGGCCAAAAACAATCTCATGGACGCACCAGTAACCGTTGTGCCGCTGTTCCATCCAGCGAATGCTCTTGACCCAGGTGCTAGCCATCGTTCGCCGCCCTCGGCTTCACGTCCTTGACGGAGTGATAGCGCCGGCCACCCCTCGGCCCGCTGTAGCGCACCTCGGCCCAGCCCTCACGAAGGGCGCGTTCGAGGTGGTTGTGACGGGCAATGCGAGCATTGGGGTTCGAGCCGACATCGCCAGGGGCGAGGCCGTTGTCTCCGTGGACCTCGTCGTACCAGAGTTCACGCAGGGTGCGGTCGTACTCGTTGTGCTTCAGGATGGTCATATCACCCTCCTACCGACAGACCCGCCGACACGATACCGTCGATCAGGTTCTGGGCGGGGCGGTGGTCGACATAGAACTGCTGGCCAACCCACTGCCAGTCCTCGATGTGGACGTTCTCATCGAGGAACTCCTGGGCGGCTTCAGTGAGAGGGGCGAACCCCACCACAGTGCCGTGGTCTGTTGCTTTGAAGTCGGACATCACATCATCTCCTGTTTATCTTCCGACAGTCCTTGGTTTGTCGGAAGATTGTGTAAAAAAATGGAGACGGCCTAAGCCGCCTCCTCGTGGATCGTCAGGCGGGTCACCACCGTCTGCGGCGTGCCCTTGTAGTCGTCATGCTTTTTGACGGTCGCCGTCACATGGGCGGTGTCACCTTGCTCCAGCACGTCAGCGGCAGAACCAGAGCCCGAGGCCCACCAGATGATCACGTTGCCATCGGTGTCCTCGAAGCGATGCAGCGCGGTGCTGCCCCACTGGCTGTCATGCCAGGACTTGTGAACCAGGGTGACCTCGCCCAGGTCCAGGCGTTGCTTGGCCTCTCCGATGTGGCTGCTGGGGCGGGCTTCGCGGTGGGCGGCTTCGACTGCCTTCTTGATCTCCGCTTCCTGCCAACGCTGGTAGACGCTGATGGCTGAGGCGACGATCCCGGCAGTGGCGTAGGTCACGAAGTCATCCTTGAGCGCGACGCTGAGGTTGTGATCGAAATCGCTGCGGACTTCGCGGGAGGCGATGTGCTGGATGGTATCGCGAGCAACCTCGATGTCCTTCTCATCGGTATGGATCTTGAAGCCCTTGGCAACCTGCTCCGGGGAGAGGAAGAACTGGCCCCAGGCGGTGTCAGCAGTGGCAGTGTACTCAGGAATGTTCCTGGCAGCGCCGCGAGAGACCCAGCCATTCTTGCGGACGCAGGCGCTGGTCTGGGCCAGGAACCGCTCCAGGCCAATCTCGGGATTGACACGCTCGCCGGCCCAACCCCACTCCTCGGCATCGCGGCAGATGTCCACGATCTTGTGAAAGGTCTGCCACTCAGCAACCTTCTGGGGATCGTTGTAGCCCAGGAAGTCTTTCAGGCACTGCCGGCCAACGGCCTTGGTCTCGCCGGCATCGTTCCGCAGGACGTAGGTGTCGTTGCGGCGACGTTTGGTCTGGCAGTGGTCGCAGGAACCGTCGTGCTGGCGGTACTTGACCGGCAGATCATCGACGGTGGTCTTGACGATGGTCTCGGAGTGGCTCTTGTGATCGAGCGCGGCGATCAGGGTCCAGCCCTTGATCTGCGGTGCGGCACCCTCGACCGTGACCTTGGTGTAGGTGCGGATGGAGGCGTGCTTGTTGCGGGAGGCCTCCTCGATCTTCTCAGTCGAGGTGGTGTTGAAAGCATCCTGACCCGGCAGCTTCACGGTGGTGAAGGTCTCGCCTTCGGTCAGGGTGACGGGCTCGCAGCCCAGCTTCTCGGCCTTGCGGGAGATCTTCTCGATCCGCTTCCGCAGGTGGCTGAGGTTGGCGCGGGGGATGTTGTACTGCATCAGATGGCTCCTGGGTTGGGGTGGTTACTGGACGGCGGTCAGGCCAAGCATGTCGAGAGTGATCTGGGCGTTGCCCGTGACGGGCTTGTTGTAAAAACAATCGAAGCAATACATTTTGCCCTGCCTGACATCGCCCGCGTTGGCCCACAACTCATGGCCACATTCCAGGGTGGCGGAGGTGATCTTGCCGGGGCGACGGATCATGCGGGCGGTGCTGCGGTCGGGGGCGCCCGTGGTGTGAATGATCTTGCGGATGGGTGCGGTCATCTGGGTTTCTCCTTCCCCTTCTATATAGGAGCTTTGGAGCAAAGATGCAACACTTTTCTTTCGGGAAAGAAGCCCTTATTTCCGGCCCCCCAGTTCCTCAATCTCATCCCTCTGATACACCCGCTCGATAGGCTTCACCGGATGCGGCGGTATCACCGTGACCTCGCGCTCGTTTTCACTGACCACATCAACGAGCCGTCCGCCATAAGGTCGAACGCCGGCCTTGATGCGGACCTGTCGCTTGGTTGATGCTTGCCATCCGTAACCGTTCCATTTTGCTGTAGTCATCTATCTGTCTCCTGGGTTGGGGTTGATGCCGAAGGCGCCTATGCGCCCTCAATCAGCTTCACGGCATCGACCAAGCTGGTCGCACGGATGTAGCTGGAGAAAGCTGCCGGCCACTCAACGAACCACTCGTTGGCCGCTCCGCCAGACTTCTTGCCGCCGTAAATTTCAAAAGGCGAACCGTTGGCCAGCCCAGTGAAGGTGTAGCCATCGGCCTGCTTCGTGATCTCGGTGATGCGGCTGACGGTGTACTCGCGGCCATTGATCTTGATGTTGTTGAGCGGCGAGCCGTATTTGGTTTCGGTCTGGAATTTCGCGGTGGTCATGTTCTCTCTCCCTTGTGCCCCTCATATATAGGGACGATGTCGCATCGTTGCAACATCTAAATGGGATAATTAGGCATTTTTTTGACCTATTTTTCCCATAAGGAAAAGTCTGTAATATCAATAGGTTACAGGTGGGGAAATTTGCCCACCCCTACCATCCCGCATGCTCAACGTACCTGTCGAGGCTATCTTGAAGCATAGCACCAGCATACCCGTGACCCTGCGCCTTCTCGCACAGCCGCTCGATGTCCCTGAGGCGCCAGCCGTCCACCACGGCATGGAGCGTGGCACCCAGGACGGTCACCTCGGGCGTGATGCGGATGGTGCCCGTCTCCTCGGCCCATGGGCGGTAGTTGAGCTGGAAGCCGTCGAGCATCGACGCCGGCAGGCGCTGGTAGTAGCCGCCGGGGTCTTTCATCGAGGTCGGCCCGTTGAGCCTGGGCGACTTGGGGAAGTAGCCGGCGCTGACGGCCTCGAAGACCTTCTCGATCTCCTCGGCTGCCGCGACGTGGTTGTTGTCCAGCACCCCTTTACGAAAGAGATGTCTGATGGGGTTACCCCCGCCCTTGATGGGCGCCAGCATGCCCGCCTTGGCATCCTCGGCCCCCATTAGGTGGAGGCGTCGGCGGACCCAGCCGGGGTCTAGCCAGTGCCCGCCGAGAGGTTTATTGCTGCCGCTCATTCTCCCTCACCTTGACGTGATGATCGAAGTGGCACTGATAACAAAGCCAGCGGACCTCCAGGGGCTTGCTGTAATCCTTGTGATGCCCATGGACACCCTTCTCAGTGCCGCACTGCTCGCAAGGCTTTTTAACGACACGCCCATCACGGACAGCATTTCCAAGGGCAACGTGAGCCGCTCGTTTTTCTGGGTTTCTTTTCCGCCACGCCTCTGCTCCAGCCCTCTGCCTTTCCTTGCCCTGATCCGTGCCCGCATAAACTTTTCTCGCGGCCACACGATCAGGCCTATTCGCCCTCGCCCGGTCGTAGGCCTTGTAGTAGTCGGCCTTCCTCTCCCTAGCCGCCTTGACGGCTGCTTTATGACACTCCTTGCACCTCGGGACAGAGGCATAAAACTCACTCAACGGCTTTTGGGCGCCGCAGCCCTTGCATGTTTTCATACAAGGGTGTTAGCACAGAAACTACCTGATGGCAAATACCCTAAAATGGTATCTCATCGTTGAGATCACCACCCGGCCCGCCACCCTGCATCTGCTGCTGCGGAGCCTGCTGCCCCTGCTGCTGATACCCCTGAGGCTGCTGGCCACCCCACTGCTGCTGTTGCTGCTGGGGTGCCTGCTGTTGCTGAGGAGGCTGCTGGTATTGCTGCTGCCCCTGGTTTTGGTAGCCGCCCTGCTGCTGGCTCTGCTGCGGCGGGTCGAGCATGACCATCTTGCTGTCGAAGCCGTTGAGAACCACCTCGGTGGTGTAGCGGTCGGCGCCGGTCTGGTCCTGCCATTTTTTGGTCTGGAGCTTGCCACGGACGTAGAGCTTGCTGCCCTTGCGGAGATACTGCCCGGCAATGCCGGCGAGGGCGCCCCAGAGGGTGACCTTGTGCCACTCGACGGCCTCCTTGCGCTCGCCCGTGTTTTTATCTTTCCACTTCTCCGTGGTGGCGATACTCAGGTTGGCGACCTGGGTGCCGTTTTGTGTCTGGCGGACCTCGGGGTCGCGCCCTAAATTTCCGATAAGTTCAACTGAGTTAAGCATCGCTTCATCCTCTCCACATTCTGTAAATTAAGGCGACGGCGAATATCGCCATCCCCGCTATCATGCCCATAAGGGCGATTGCCACGATCACACTGAGAGCAGTCATCACATCATCCTTATTCCGCTGCCTGAGGGAGCCGCACATAGTACGGCGTGTGTAATGGTGGATCAACTGTGTCGCGGTACTGGTAAGTGTCCTGATCAAACCAGAGGCGCTGTTTTCCCTCCCAGTCCCCGTTCCGCTGCTTCACTACCGAGAGGCTGACACCGGCCTGGACACGAGCTTTCTCTGCCTCCTCGGGTTCAGTCTCGGGATTGTTGAGGGTTTCCTCGCGCTTACGGTTGCGGTGGATGAGGAGGACGTTGAAGCTGTTCTGGACAAGCTCCGATGCGCCCTTCACATCGTCCTGCCGGGGTGGGCCGGCATAGCTGTGATCCTTCTTCCGGGTGTGAGCCACAAGGTGGACGTGGACGTTGTTCGCGATGGCCCAATCCACCAGTTGGAACACGAGTTCCTCCTGGCCAACGTAGTCGTCCGACTTCACCCCGAGGCGCATCAAGCTGTCGATCACGAAGGTGGTGCAGCCGTATCTCGCCCTGGCGTACTCGAAGGCTTCAAGCATCGAGGGGATGTTAATCTTGCCAACATGGTCGTAGAGCAAGAGGCCCTCGCCCAACCATTCTAAGGCATAGCGGATCACCGGCTCGTTGGGATCTTTTCCTCCCGTGCTTTGCTTGACCATCCGCCTCAGCGTCTGGGCCGGCGCCATCTCCAGGCTGACCAGCAGCACCCTCGCTCCCCTCGATACCCAGTGGCAGATGCACTGTCCGACAAGCTGGCTCTTCCCTGACCCGCTCTCGCCAGACCAGAGGCTCAACTCGCCGTCACGAAAGTGGACTTTGCCCGAGGTTTTGCTGAAGGGGATTGTCTGACCAAGGTAGGTGTTCTCGGTCGGGTGCATCAGTTCGACCACCTTGTCACCGTAGACCGGCGGGCGCTGGAGTTGTTCCGGGTCGAGCGTCTCAGCCGCCTCGAAGGCCGCTTTGATCTCCTCGACCGGCACACCATCCATGAGGCACTTGTTGGCATCCTTCCTCGGTAACTTCACCACCCGGCAGCGGTGTGCCCCGAGGCGCGCGGTGATCTCCTTGACCGCAGCCTCACCCTGCTCGTCTTGATCGAGGGCAAGGAAGATGGTCTCGAACCTCTGGAGGTGTTCGTACTCGCTCTCGATCCAGTCCTGTTTGTTGCCACCTCCCCCACCGTAGGGCAGGCTCATTGCCGGGTAGCCATACTCGGCCAAGGAGAGGCAATCGATCTCACCCTCAGTCAGGGCTATCCAGCGGCAGTTGTCGGGGATGGCCTGCCAACCAAACAAAATCTTCTCACAGCCGCCCTCGGTCGGCACCGGCTGAGCGCCGTCACAAGCCTGCCGGGCCTTGGCCATGATGAGTTCATCGCCGCGCAGGAAGGGGAAGATGATGTTATGGCCGGCATCGCCCACCCGATAGCGAGCCAGCACCTCGGCTGAGATCAGCCGGTAGCCGGTGAGGTATGCAGAGCATTGGGTCTCTGGAGTTGGCGCCCGACAAATCGGTTTAGCTGGTCTCTTCCACTGGCGCTGCTCGCGGTGGAAGCTGGGCCGCTCGACGCCAAGGTAGGAGCGAATGTCGTCCAGGGCCTCGATAAGGGTCTGACGCCGGCAAGCCATCCAGAGATCAATAAGGTCGCCACCCTCGCCGGTCGAGAAGTCCGACCAGACGCCGGCCTTATTGCCGCCGATGTTGACCTTGAGGGATTTGCCTGGATTGCCGTCGATGTCTCCGACCTCGAACTCGTGGCCGACCGCCTTACCCGCCGGCAGCAGCTTCTCGGCTATCGACTGAGCCCGGTCAGCTAGTAGCCGCTTGATCGACGTGATGTCACCACTCATCCGAAAAGCTCCCCCTGGCGCTGCGCCTCTGTGCTGTGGGCTAAAATGATGCGGTCGATGACCGGCACCCATTCCGGCGGGTAGAGTGCAAAGCAATGCGATCCGCCCGCGTTGGTTTTTGGCCTCAACACCTTCGGCGGTTGGTGCCCATACTCATCGACGAACCTACGCATCACCATGTCACCAACCGACCACGTCACATGCTTATTGGGTTCGACGCGCAAGACACGAAAGCGATCAATAATGGTGGGCATCACATCCCCTCCTCACCTGTCACATTCATCCAAAAAGGCCCTCCCCATCTTCCAACTCTCGCATGCTCTGCGCCTTCCTGGCAATCTCCTCCTGATCAGTGGCCGAGAGCTTTGGGGTTGGACCCTCGTAGTCTCGGATGATGGCACCGAAGTAGGCCGATGGGTTGGTCTTGCCGGCACAGTCGTTCAGGGCTCTGACGATATCCTCCTCGACCATCCCGGCCTTAAGGGCTTTACCGACCATTGCACCCCGGCCAAAGATTTTCGCCCCAAGCTCCCAAGTCGAGGCCTGAAGCTCGTGGCCGAATGGCGTGTCGGCGCGATGATCCGAAGGATCATCTTCTTCTCTGGCTATGGCTCTGGCTCTGGCTGCTACAGGTTGGGCACTGCCTGGGGCCTGCCCGGAAGGTGCCTGTGGCAGAACGGTCTTGTTGTTTTTCAATGCCTTAGCCTTCCCACCCTTGGATGACTTTGCGGCATGTTTGGTCCTACGTTTTGAGCGATCTATGAACTCATTTTGTAATCTTTTTTGGCACCAGACTGTGCCAGAGATCGAGAAAAAGGGTTCCAGAACCGGGCGTAACTTCTCTCGCCATCGCCTTCTTGTGATGCCTAGCATGACGGCGATGCGCTCGTCCGTGGCATCCATCTGGCAGTCCGGTGAGCGCCAGGAAATCATAAGGATTTTGAGGTAGGCCCCATGCTCTTCGAGAGTGAGATGGGAGGTGTCCGCCAGATAGGCGTCGGTCCATAAAGGTAGGAAGGGAAGGTCGGTCAACGGTGCCCCCTGTTAAGGCGAAAAAAGAAGCCGGGTGACACCCTGTAACAGGCAGGATGTACTTGGTCTTGCGAACCCACGAGCGCCCCCGTGAACCCGGCTTCAACACGCTACGCGACTGGGTGGATGGGGTCAAGCATCGGTTACGGCCTTATTAGCGGCCTTCCACACACTCGCCACCCCGGCACATCTGGATACTTACTCATTTTTTTATCCTCCTCTCCACCTCGGTAGCCACACAGTCTAAAAACACCGGCAGCATATCGTCCAACACCTCGTGGATCAGGGCCTCGGTCCCGACCGTGGTCTCGGCCACCTTCTCCCCACCAAGCTGCCGGCGCAGACCCATCACCTTCTCGCGATAGACTTGCTGGCGCTCCATCATTGCCTCGGCCCGGTTGAGGTTCGAATGCACCGTCGAGTGGTCACGGAGGAAGGCCTTAGCTATCTCGGGGAGGGTAGCACCAAGCACCTCTCGCGACAGCCACATCGCAGCGTTGCGAGCGTCACAGACGCCACGCCTACGGTTGGGTCCGCGCATGAAATAGGGAGTGATGTCGAAGGCCTTAGCCGTCTCCATCTGGATGTGAGAGATCCTCATTGGGCTGGATAGATGTGGATCTCGACCGCTGCCGGGATGGTGCTATCCCAGGCCAGCGTGCCGAGAATGATTTTACAGTCATCCTCGATGAAGCCCATATCGGTAAGAAAATCGGAGATGGCCTTTTCACGATTGAACAGATCTTGGCGGACATTGGTCTCGCGCCGAAGAAGATAAGTGACCTTGACCTCGCCACGAATAGGCTCCGCTGGACGGCGGACAGATAGGGCACAGAGATCAATCCACGCCTTGTAGCGACGGCTCTTGATCCTGCCGGCACGGGCGTTGTTATTATAGAGCGCCGAGAGCGGGGGCGGGAGTTCAGGAAGATGGATGACCTTAGCCATCCACACGCTCCTGCTCCAGGCGGTCGAGGGTCGTCTGCACGGAGCGCAGCTTGGCCAGGGTTGGCATGGTCTCGCCATAGAGCCAGCGGCGAACGGTTGATCTCGCGAGGCCGGCGGCTAGCGCCACCTTGTCGGAGGACATCCCCAGCAGCTTGATGCGCTTGGCGATGTCGTTGATGTCCTTGTCCATCGTTGCAACATGGCCATGGATGCGACACCTGTCAACTTTTTTCTTGACGCTGTCGCATCAATGCCCATATGTTGGCGACGGCTCACACGAGCCAGGGGGCTAGACCGGCTCCAGCCTTCCCGCCCCGGTCCCACTCTGGGGCGGGGAGGCACCTCTAACAGGATGACGTGATGACCAAACACCTTCGACGCCTGACCCGTGAACTCGATGCCCTCGGCATCCGAGACTGGTCAGTCCATGATGGCAAGCGCCATCAGCAACTACGGTTTACGTCCTTGTCTGGGCAGAGCCGTATGGTCACTATTGGCCGCTCGCCCTCGTGTCAGAGGGCCATCAAAAACTCCGTCGCTGACGTGCGGCGAGAAGCGAGGAGATAGACGTGCTGGTAAAGATTTCCGAAGCCATCGAGACCGATTGCTGGCGCCGCGACGGCACCAAGTGCAACGCCGTGGCTTGCATGGGTTGGCGCTGGGCTGAGAAAATTCCCAAGCCGATGCAGTTGCCCTGCGAAAACCGTGCGGCCCTGGTCGCAGAGGATGGCGCCGCTGCCGCCAGCAGCTTCATCCCCCCTGACTTTGTCTTTACCGCCGCGAAGCTCTCGGGCGGGAAAAACCCAGACGGCTCGCCCATCATCGAAGCCGGGGCGTATTGGGAGGAGCCAGAGGATCAGGCCCGCCGCCGCCGCCGTGGGGTCTGCGGCATAGTGGGGCCGGTGGCACATGACTGACCGCCCCATCCACGAGGACACGCCGCTGCCGGGGTTCTATCGCACACGCGCTGTGCGGGGAGGCCCCTGGCTCCCGGCGATCATCTGGATGGAGCCGGGCGACATGGATGAGAACGGCGAACTGATGTCGGACGATACTCTCTGCTGCATGATCAACGGCATCGCAGCGAACCCCTACGAACGATGGACTTGGCTCGCCGGCAACCCCATCAGCGCCGAGGAATATTTTGCCCTGCTGGGCCAATCCTCGGCCCCTTCCGCCCCGGCGCCTAACAAGCCGGTTGACCCGCTCACCGACCCGACAGTATTCTAACCAACGGATGAAGGAGACAAGACCATGAGTGATGCAGTCCCCGAAATTGGACACAACGATCCGCCCAGCCCTGTGCTGGAGAAGCTTCAGTCGGAATACGAGGCGCAGCTTAATCGTGCCCACGAACTGACCATCGCCTTCTCTCGCTCGCCCTCCGTAATCGAGGATGATGAGACTGCCGGCAAGGTCGGTGATTTTGCGAAGCAGTTCGCCGCCGTCATCAAGTCTGGCAAGGCTGCCCACAAAAAAGAGAAGCAGCCCTTCCTCGACAACGGGCGCATCGTGGACAACTTCTTCAAGGCTCAACTGGTCGAGCCGATGGAGAAATTCCGCACCGCGCTCATGGACCGCCTCACCGTTTACGGCAAGGCCAAGGCAGATGAGGAGCGCCGCGCTCGCGAGGCCGCTGAGAAAGCGGCCCGCGAAGAGGCGGAACTCGCCGCGAGCCTAGCTGAAGAAGCAGCCGAGACCATGCAGACCGATGCCGAGGTGGATGAGGCTCTTGTCGCCGCCGAAAAGGCCCAGGCTGCCGAGGAAGCCGCGAGGAAGGCGCAGGAGGCCACTGAGGCCAGCAACGCGGAGCTGTCTCGCACTCGTGGCCAGCGTGGCTCCGTAGTGAGCCTGACCACCACCATGAAAGGTGAGCTGGTCAGCCGCGCCGCCCTCGACCTTGAGGCCCTCCGCCAGCACATCAGCGAGGACGCCCTGGAAAAGGCTATTCGCTCCTTCGTCAAAGCCGGCGGCACTGAGCTTGCCGGCGCCCGCATCTACGAACACACCAGCGCAACTGGGCGCTAGTTGGGGCGGGTAAAATGGCCCGGCCAGCGGCGGGGTCAGGTGACCACCTCCTTTCACCCACCTCGGTGGGCTTTCAGTGGTCAAGAGAGGCGCCCTGAAGTGGCTCCCGCCGGCCCGAAGGGGTAGTATTGGCCCAAGGGCGCCGACCGCCGCAAAACATTTTTGGATGGAGACAGTGATGAACGAGACAGACCATCAAGCCGATAACGTGGGCGAAATATTCCCCGCCCTCATCGCATTCCAGACGGAGGTGATGGGCGTCGAGAAGAGTGCGACAAACCCCCACCTCGGCAACCAGTATGCCGACCTCGAAGCCTATCTCAAAGCGACCCGCCCCGTCCTGGCCAAGCACGGCCTCGGCGTGACACAGCGGTGCTTCCCCGGCCCGCAGGGACTGGTCCTCGTGACCACCCTCATCCACACGAGCGGCCAGTGGATGTCGGACGGCGGCGTCCCGGTGCCGTATGACGGCGCACGCAAGGGCGTCAACGTCAATCAGGCCATGGGCGGGGCCATCTCCTATGCCCGCCGCTATGCCTACGCCGCCATCCTCGGTCTCGTCCAGTCCGATGACGATGGCAACAGCGCGTCCGCGCCGGCAGGCGAGCCGCAGTCGCCCGTCCCGCTGCAACCCGGCTACGGTGGCCAGACCGCCCAGGAGCCTCCCATGGCGCCTCCTCAGGATCCTTCTCCCCCACCAGGGTGGAACGAGCCGGGACCGAAGGAGCAGCCCCAGGCGCCTGCCCAGGCCCCAGCAAATGGCATCTCACCGGAGTTGGCAGGGTGGGCCACCACACTGCGGACCCAGCTTCGCACGGCGCCGCACGAGACGGCCATCAAGCACACCTGGGAGAACCCGCAGAACCAGATCCGGCTCGCGGAGATCGAGGCAGCCTCGACCAAGGGCTACAACCATCTGGTCGAGGAGTACAACAAGGCCATCCAGCGGGTGACGAATGCTGCCGGCTAGGCGGAAGGCAGGACTGAAGGGTGGCATCAAAGCCAAGGATGCCGCCCGCCGCTCCTTCCCCCGGCACCGGAAGTGGATACGGGGCTTCGCCTGCTCGGTGCCGGGGTGCGAAGACGGCCCCATCGAGGCAGCCCACGTCACCATGCCTTTGCCGGAAGGAAAGGCTCACCTCAAAGGCGGCGTCAGCCAGAAGTGGCACGATGCCGTTTGCATCAGCCTCTGCCGAAAGCACCACGCGGACCAACATAGCGAAGGCTGGGAGCGGTTCGCCAAGATGCTGCCGGGGGGAAACCCGATCAAGCTCGCCTTCGAGTTCGCCGGCCAGTCTCCGGTGCAGGAGGTGAGGGACGCGGTCAAGTGACCAAGCACTTCTTCTACGTCAGCAGCGACCTGAAACTCGCCCCCGATGACGAGGTGGGTCTGGAGCGGCTCCAGCGCATCGGGGTCGGCGGGGCCGTCGAGGTCGAGGTCAAGCAGCCTCGGAACATCAAGCACCATCGGAAGTTCTGGAAAATGATGGATTTGGTCCGCCGGCAGTCCGTCCTGGAGGACACCTACCACACCACGAAAGCACTCGTGAATGCCTTCAAGCTGGAGATAGGTGTAGCCGAGGCTGTCATCAGACCAAGCGGGGCCATAGTGATGATCCCCGGCAGCATCGCCTTCACCAACATGGAGCAGGGCGAGTTCGACGCCTTCTACAACAACGCCATCAAGATCATCGTGCGGGAGTTCTTAGGCGGTGGCCCCGAGGATGAGCAGGGGCTGCGGAATGAAATCGAGGAGATAATCAGATAATGGCCAAAGTCGCTGGAATAATCCTTCACCTCTCCATGGCAGAAGTGGAGGCCCTGTCCCACATTCTAAACAAGGCCCCTGAAGAGATGTACCCGACTAAAGATATGTTTGACAGGGCGCTCGTTATCCGCACAGAAATATACGATGCCGTGTCTGACAATAACTGGTCTACCTCGCCCTGAGGGCCTCCTCCAGCCGATCAATCTCAGCATGCGCCCGCTGGAGCTTCCGCCTCAACACCTCGATGCGCTTGATCAGCCACGCCGGCACGGCTTCGCCCCTGGCTCGTAGCTGCGCCGCCTTGGCCTCCAGGGCCGACAGTTCGTCAATAATCCGCTGGCCGGCAAGCTGGAAGATCTCGTGCCGGGTGTCGTCCACATAGCGTTGTGACGCCGGCAGCCATCCGCCGATGGAGGCCCAGGCCGTGGCGATGCTGGTCGTCGCGGCAATGCAGGCCGCGAGGGCGATGAGGGCCTTGCTGACGGTCGAGAGGTCAGACAGCCGCTGGCTGATCCGTCTAACCACCGCCCTTGCCCTTCATCAGCTTCGCCTTGTCCCAGGACCGTGCCCCGGTATAGCCGAGGTAACCAGCACCGAAGAGGCCCAGGAGAGGCTCGGGGATGGCGCCCAGCCAGTTGCCCACGCCGACCGTGATGTTGTTCGCGGTATCGGGGTTGAAGGCATAAAGGATGCCCATCGGGATCGAGGCCAGGATGAAAATATAGATGACATAAAGGAAGGCCGGTCGAGCGCGAGAGGTCCAGGGGTCAGCCGACTTGGCCTCGGCCAGGATGGCGCTCATGTAAATTTCGGTCTCACGAAACTTGCCGTCCTGCTCCAGCTTCATCAGCTTGGCGCGGGCATTCGCCTTTTCCTCCTCCGTCTCGAAGAGGTTGTCGATCAGACTGCCAGCCACCTTTGCCAGGGGGCCGGCGAGCATTGCTAATGGGAAGGCCATCACTTCCTCCAATCCAAAAGTTCGTAGTGCGGGCGGTCATTCAGGCTATTGTCTCTGAGGTCCGTATCACCGTCCCAGTCGTTGCCCCATCGAATGGGGATCGACATCCACTTTGCCGTGGTCATCACCACGCCGGCAAAGTAAGCCATCCGCTCGATATCCTCCCAATCGACCGGGTAGGGGATGGCATCGACGGCCCGGCTCGGATCGAGGTTGTGGGGCGATTGACCAAACCGGGCCTTCGACCGCTGAGGCCGGGCGTTGAAGGCAGCCATCTGCTCCTCCTCACCCCGGTGGCCGCAGATAATCGAGCAATCAAATGTCTTGACCACCTCTTGGAACAGGGACTGGAGACGCGGGTCACACGTCTCCAGGCGCCCTGTCGAGGTTTGACCGAAGGTCGGCATTACTTTGGCATGCCGGCACGAAGGGACATGATGGCGGGGCCGAAGGCAAGCTCTGGAAGCTGCGTCCAGAACTGGCCGAAGGTGATCTCACCCGTGAAGAAGCCAATGACGGCCTGGGCGAAAACGAGAAGGCCAATGAGGTACGTCCGCTTGCCGGCGAGAAAGTTGAGCGTCAGCAGATTATCAACGATTGATTTGCTGGTGTCAGCCATGGTCTTGCCTTCAGTGGTGTCGGGAAGAGGATATTCTAGACTATTTTGAGACCTTATCCAAGATCAACTGGAGGGTCGTTTCCTCGTCATGTATGTGCTGCGCGAGGGCCGTCTCCATGCGCTCGACGGAATGCGTGTTTGCGGCGACCGTCGCATTGAGAGCGGCGATGCCGGCGCGATCCTTCGAGAGGGCGTGAGTATGGCCGTCGATCTCTTTCTGCATATGGGTGACAACAGGCCCGTTGGATTTGCCGAGGCGGCGCTCGACCGAGAAGGCCCACGCCAGCATGCCGGCTGCTGTCGTCAGGAGCGCCCCAACGCCCCACCTCGTCGTCTCGTCTACCAACGGATCTTCTCCCCCTGAGACGGCGGCTTGACGCGCTCCCAATTCTCCCCGGTGCCGATGATGCACGACGCCTGCGGCCGGCTGACGAGCAGCGACCATGAGCCCGCCGGCGACACGTAGAGTTCGACCAGCGTTTGCTGCTGGTCGCTGACGCCGCGGCCGGCGACGCTCTCGCTGTACTTGCCGCTCAGGCTCTCGACGATCTTGCCTCGCGGGCCGCACATGACGGCGTGCGCGTGGGCGGCCGACAGCCATAGCCAGATCAAGAATAAGGCGCCGCCGACGATCAGGAAGTACCCAAGCGGGCGCATGGCTACCGGGTAGGCTCGTCCGCGTCGCGAGCCGTGCGGTTCTTGTAGCCGGGAGCCGCCGCCGCCGACGCCACCAACTCGTCGTCGGTCGCCGGCATCGAGCTAACTGACGGGTCCGCTTTGAGGCGCTGCACCTCGGCACTCGCCATGCGCTTGGCGCAATTGTCGATCTTGCCCTGCAGCGGGCCGGCGAAGAGCCAACCCACGATGTCGGCCGGATCGTTCATATCGCCGGCGTCGCGCAAGTCGTTTTCCAGCGCCTTGAGGGCATTACCGCTGACGGTTTTTGTGTGCGCCTGCCCTTTGTATTCGACGGTGATTTTGAGCGTCATGGTCTGCTCCTGCTAAACGCGTTTAGTGATTGAGAGATAAGAGCTGGCGGATATGTCTACGACATCAGAGCCGCCGACGATGGTACAAATTATATTGGTTAACGTGTCGGACGCGTCCATATCCATCGTGAAGGCCATGGGCAATCGACCTTGGCCGGCGGGAGTATCCCGCGCAGTCGTGGCGTAGATGTCATAGCGCGCTAGCGGGATGGTCCGGTTGCTTGTAGTCATGTTGATGATGCAGCGCGTCATGCCGCTGGTGACGCCAGAGAAGCAAAAGTGCAGTAGTCCGTCATAGGTGCCTGTCACCGGGGCCGTGAAAACGTCGCTCGCGAAGTTGCTGCCCTGGTCCCTGATTTCACTGCCGCCCCACGTTAGCGTCTGGGCGGTCCCGGCGCCCGTCACGTTGGCCTGGGCGTCGCCAAAAACCATCACGTCGGGTTGGAGGGGAAAGCTGATCTCGCCGCCGGCATGGAAGTCCGCCACCTTGGCCCCGGCGGCGGCTACGGCGATGTTATTGGCTCCGATGCGATAAATACCGTTGTCAGTGTCGTCTTTGAAGGTGAGCCCAGGAGCTCCGACGGCGCCGTCGTCGGCGGGGATAACGTCACCGCTGGCCAAGCCGGCAGCAACAACAGGGTTTGTCACCGTCACCCAATTCGTGGCGTCCAGGGCGAGGTACTCCCTGGAGTTGCCGGCGGCGAGAGAGTTGGCATCCACTGCATCCGCCGCGCCACCATCAATCGTGTCCGATGAGGCAGGCCAAATCTGAATAGTCTGGGCGGCATCGTCGTTGATGACCAAAATGCGAGCATTAGCGACGGCAGTGAAGAGGGCCACGCCGTCACCATCAGTCCCAGAGACGGTCACTCGATTTGTATCGGTGGTCAGGGCGGTCGCGCCGGCCTGGGTCTGGGTGGTCCCAGCAGTCACGTTATCCGTGAAAGACCGATACAAAGAACCCGTAAGGGTTGCGCTAGTGAGGGTGCCCGCAGCGGGGGTGTTGGCGCCGAGGATGCCGTCCATGCCGCCCGAAGCGGTGATGACAGGCGTGACCGCCATGGCCGCGCTACTGAGGTCCACCTGGGTGGTTAGCGTGCCTGCCGTCTGCGTCTTAATCAGGAGACTGGCGTCCTCGGAGGCGTCCGTCACATCATCAAACTGGACATCCATTGACCCGTAGGTCACCTGACTGCCGGCACTGTCTCGACCGTCGAAGAGAACTCGACCGCCGAAGTCGGCATCGGCGGGGGAGGCGCTGTCTCGAAACAGGGTGAGGTCGGGCGCGGCGGTGGCGCCAGCATCGTGTGACGTGATGGTCTTGTTGAGTTGCGGCAGGGACTGGTTCGTCTGGCTCAAGATGGCAAGCTCGACCGCCGTGACGGTCGCCGTCAGAGAGCCGGTGTCCCAGGCCACGCTGACCTGCGTGCCGGTGCTGAAGCTCACGTCCGTGATGGTGCCGTAAAGCCAAGTGGGGACAGTGTCGAGGGCGCGGATGCGGCGACCGATGTGGTAGGTCGCGGTGTGGGTGCCAGACAGGCTGATGGTCTGGCCGTCTTTCCTGATGGTCGAGGTCGCAACGTCATCGCCGTGGCTGAACCACTCGGCTTGGCTCCACTGCTTCTTGATGGCGCGGTGGGTCTCTCGGGCCGTGTTATTTACGGTGGACGGAGCCATCCCCTCGGGCCAACCATCGGGCGGGGTCGCATTGTTCGATGCGGCGGTCGTTGACCAGCTTCTGATGTCTGCCATGGTCTCTTCCTACGGCTGATAGAGTTGCGGGCCACCCTCGACCGGCTCTGGCTCCGTCATTTGCGGCCCCCGAATGTCCGTGATCGAGGGCCTCTCCTGCGCCATGATGGCCGTCAGCATACGGGTCACATTCTCTGCCGTCCATCGCGTCTTGGGAGCCTCGAAGCCGGTCGTCATGTGCTTGAGGCCGTCGCCCATGAACCAACGCCTGAGGACGTAGAACTTGGCCAGCTTGCCCAGGTTGCGAAGGGGGTGGACCGCGATAGCTGCCGCAATCAAGGCGCCAGCCCCGGCGCTCATCTTTGTCGTCAAGAAGTGAGTAACCCTGGAGAACTTCTGCAAGTCCGTGGCCGTCTCCCTACCGAACATGGCGACCAGCGTGTCGTCGCCCATATCCTCGACCACCTTCCGCAACTCCTTCCCGAGGATAACCTCGACCACCGGGTCTTCAGCCTTCGTGAAAGCCTTCTCCAGGAGGACGCCCATCGAGTTCTCCTTGATGGCTGCCCACTCAGGGGAGCTTTCGCCAAGGAAGTCACGCACGGCGGCAATGCTCCTGGAGCTATGGGGGCGCAGGAGGGTCCGCGCCTCACGCTCGGGGTCGAAGGTATCCTTCGAGAACCGCTTCACAAAGGGCATAGCAGCGAAGGCCTCAAGCTCCTCATCAGCGGCCCGCATGGCAGCGAGGGCATCCTTGGTCGGGGAGTTGGTTAGCTTCTCAAGGGGATACTTCCCATTCCGCACCGATGCCTGCTTGGCGAACTCCCGAATGGCAGTCGCTCGCTCGCGACCATAGACCTCGTCCAGGGCAAGGCCCATTGCCTTGATCTTCCGGTGGAGCATCGGGCCGCTGACCACATCGGCAGCGTCGAGGCTCTCATTGAGCATGCTCTGGAAGTGGCTGTCAGCAACCTTGTTCCATTCCTCCGCCGGCAAGAGCTTCTTCACCGCCTTGATGGCACCGCGCCGACCCGGCTTGATGATGTAGCTCACCACATCATCAGGGTCGACAGCCCCAGGCTTGCCGGCATCCCTGGTCAGCTTGCGGATGTAGGTGTTGTCGTAATCGCGCATCTTCTGGGCATACCACTCGGTGGTGTCCTTGAGATATTTGACCGCGTCCTGAAGCTCGGCCTTCGACCTGCCGGCGCTGATGAACTGGCCTTGCGCGTTTCGGATCTGCTCCTCGCCCACCTCACTAAAGGCTTTGTCGGCAGCCTCCTTCAGCCGGCCAGCGTGATACTTCGAGACACCGGGAATGATGTCGGGGTCATAGGCAGCCTCACGCAAGGTCGTCCTGACGGCCTGCATCTGCTGTGCCGTGATGTGGTCGGGCAGGTCATCGAGACCATCAAGGAAGGCCCGCGTCTGAGCGTTGAGAAACACCGAAGGCTCTCCGCTCTTGGTCGGCGGGGCCGTCTTCCGTATGAGAGACGCGAGGTCACGCAAGCCCCTGGTCGGGACCACAGCAGCATCGCCAATCATGTCATCGAAGCGGCCATAGCGGCCAGTGGCAGCCTTCGCAAACTCCTCTCGGGAAGCGGCCAGCATGTCGATGGTTCCCTGGCCAACGTCCCCGAGAAACTGCGGTTCGAGGCCCGACAGTTGCTTCTCCGCCGTCTTGAGATAATCGTCGGCCCGCTTGGTCGCGTCGGCCACCTGTGCCGCAAGCTCGCCCGTTCGCCCAAGAACCTTCTGCTCGACCGCCTCACCGGCCTGCAAGGCCGTTTGCCCCGTGGGCTGCCCGCCGGCAGCCTGCGTCTTGAGGGCGCCGATACTGTCGAGGATGATCTGGCGGTTATGGGCCTCCAGGGGGTCTCCAAAGATCTTGTGGGTGATGTTCTCGAACATCCCCGGCAGCTTCTTGGCCGTGGCCGTCCCTACACGAGGAAGCCCGCCAGCATCGAGAACCTCCTGAGTGGCGGCGAGCCTGTCGGGGTGGATGGTCGAGTGAACCGGCCCTTGGGGGCGCGGCATGGGGTTCTTGAGCGTGATGTCTGGCGCCGGGGGCCTCGTGGTGTTGGGGCCAAGGGCATAACGACCAACGGGGCGGGCAGCACGAACAGCCCCCTCGCCCAGGATGCCATAGCCAGCGGCCTGGAGGGCATCCATGCCGACCTCGCCGGGGGTCTGCTGCTGGTAGCCCTGGGAATACTCTATGGCCTCATCCATCAGCTTCCCGCCGGCAGCACCAAGGCCCGATGCAATCACACCTGGGATAAAACCGTACCTGGAGGCGCGGAGGCCAGCACCAACTTCACCCAGCATGGTGGGGAGTTCGCCGCCAAAGTCGGCCACGTCCTGCCAGCTTCCAGAATGCTCATCGATGGCCACCGGCATACCCTTGTGGGGGAAGCCCATCTTGTCCATGCCCCGAGGCGTCAGAGCAAAGTTGCCGAACCTGTCCGCGCCCCAGAGTGGGCCTTCGAGGTCTTCGGGGTCGTTGACACCGACATTCTGGGAGAGCCAGAGGGCCTTCTCCTCGGGCGTGTCCATGCGCGAGTAGGCGAAGCGGAAGCCGCCGTCCCTAATGCCCGTCCAATAGTCGATGCCCTCCTGGCGCTGGTTGAGTGTCTCGTAGTCGGTTGCCGCTGCGCCAGCAATGCGGCCTGGGGAGCTAAGGGCCGACCCCACGCTCCCACTCTTTGCTCGACGCCGCGCCTCTTCCGCCAAGGCCCCCGCAGAGAAGGGGTCTGCCGCAGGGGGCTGTGGCAAGTTGCGGCGGCGCTCCTCAACCTCAAGGGCCTCATCAGAATAAGCATCAGCAATGCTGGGGTCAGACATCAGTTGGCCTTTCTCTGCAAGCGAGAACGCCAGATGCGGAACCGTTCAGGGAAGACCAGCCTCCAGGCCGTGAAGCGTTCGTATTCTTCATCGTCCATGTCGCCGGGCGTGACCCCCGCTGGCGGGGTGTAGTTTCGTGATACATCAATATCACCGGCCTGGATGAGCTTGCGGTAGAGCTTCTTCTGCCCGATCTTACGAAGCCGCTCAAGGGTCTGCTTCGCCTTCTTCGGCGTGTCCCAGGCACTGTTGCCAGGGACCACATTGTTGAGCCACTCCTTGTCGCCAGAAGACAAGCCGCCCCCGCCAACGTAGGACTTCCAGTCGACCGACTTGATGTCCGTGATGGCCTTGCGAAAGTCCATGACCGGAGTGGCAATGTCACCACTCACGTTGAACTGAGACGAGAGCCACTCGGCGGCGCCCCTCGCCTCAGCCAGCAGGCCAACAACAGCAGGCTGCTGTGCGAGAACAAGTGCCCGATCAATATCCTCCAGCCCCTGACGAGCATTGGCAACCTCATCTTCCAGACCCATCTGCTGTGTCGGCGTCAGCGTCTTTTTCCGCTCCAGGGTCCGCGCCACCCAAGGCGCCTTCCCCTCTACACCAGCATGGAACTTATACCCAGCAGCCTCATAGGCTTCAGGGCTGAACCTTTGCCCCCTATTGTCAGGAAGAGTGGGGAGGATGGCATTACGAGGAATGGGGGCTGCTGGAACAAGAATGCTCGTCCCGCCGGCATCCCGTGCTATGTGAGGCCTCAAATAGAGGTCCGAGAACGCTTGCCCATACTCCTCCGAGGTCGGGTCAGGCCTGAACCGCTGGAGCCTCTCTCGTATCCTCTCAGCGGCAGACCCGGTCTTCACACCCGGCGTAGGCACAAACACCTTCTTCTCGGCGTCAGATGTGCTGAAACGGTAGACCCCCGGCTGGCCATCCTTCGTGCCCTTCACTCCCCTTGTAAACTTCTCGGGCTTCGTCTTGGCCTTGATCATTTCCTTGTAGATCTCCAAGGCCGCAGCGGGGGGCAGACCCCTGGCGGGGTGACCAGCCGGCAGGGTGGTTTGCCACGCTTTGACGGTCTTCAAGGTCTCGGCAGCCGTGCGCCGCGCCGTAGCTGCGTCCTGGAGCTTGCCCATGGCAGCTTCATTGGCGAGGAAGCCCCTCGGCCCAGCCTGCATGATCTGCATCATTTGGGGGAGGCCTGCGCCGGCAGCCTGGGCGAAGCTCACTGGCATCTTGGTGGGGCCGGCAGCCTGGAGGAGAGGGCCTGCGAGGGCCATCATGCCCATGGCGGTGTTCATGCCCTGACCACCCTGGACGCGCTTTAGTGCCTCCTCGTAGTCAAGCACCTTCTGGATATGTGCGTCGCCCGCCGCCTGCTTCAGCGGCTCATACACAGACGAGGCCTCACCAGGGCGCCGCCCCCTGAAGCTAAAGTTGCCAGGGTGTGTGGTCTGGCCCGTAAGCCCTTGGAGGATGCGTGCCCAAGGGCCTTCAGCCAGGGGGCTGCCGGGAACTGGTCCGCCGTTCATCACACCCTCCTATGCGAAAGCGCCGAGGAGGGCACCAGCGCCAGCCATGCCGGCGCCCCAGTAGCCATCCTTGGGCAATTGGTTCTGCAACAACTGCGCCATCGAGGCACCGGCCAGACCGCCACCGACTGCACCGGCAGCCGGGTTCGAGTAGAGCGGGCTGACCGTGGTGCCCGTGCCACCATAGCCGCCCTGGACAGCCGCGAGGTAGCGGTTGAGGGCGTCGTAGGGGCGCTCCTGCCCGAAGGCGTGGCGCTGCTGGGCATCGGCCTGCTGCCGGGCCTGGAGGTCTTCGTATGCGCCGCCTATGCCCGCCAATTTTCCGATGTTCGTGTAGTCGATGCCCGCAAGGGTGGGCGCGAGCTGGGCCGTCTGGAGCTGCCGACCCGTCGCCGTGTCGTACATCCCCCCGAGGGCGCCGGCAGCCGACATCTGTCGCTGCTGCTGCCCCGCCTCGGAGGCGTCGATAGTGCCGGCGGCGTCCATCATCCGCTGGCGCTCCTGACCATACTCGCCACCGTAGATGCCAGCAGCCGTGCCAGCCAGACTATCCGCCAGAGTTTCGTTGGCACGCTCGACAGCAGCCTGATGGCCCGCCTCGGAGCCAAAGCGGCCAGCCATCGAGAACATCGAGTTGATGCCGGGGAGGGTGCTTTCCTTGTAGGCATCGGTGATCTTCCGCGAGGCGTTGCCCCACATCGCGTCGAGGTAGGGGTTGCCGGTGAGGTTGTCGCCGGCAGCCGTGCCAGCCAGATAGCGGTTGGCCGCAGTCGGGCCGGTGTTGCCCGAGGCAATGTCGCCCAGGTAGCCGAAGGCCGGGTTGGCCGTGGGGTCGCCCGTCAGGGTGCCGAAGGCAGATGCTTGGGCAGCCGTTTCGAGGGGGCTGCCACCCAAGGCTCGACTTCGAGTAAGATCGATGGCCTTCTGGGTATCCGCCGCGAACGGCACCACGGTGTCGCCGCCGTAGTAGCTGGGGCCTCCGCTGCCGTAGAGGCCCTTCGCGGACCCGAATATATCTTCGAGGTGTTTCTGCTGCGGCGCCCAAGGCTCCGAGGTGCTGACCTGCTGCTGCGTACCAGTTTGACGGCTCATGCGTCACCCTCCAACGGGTGTTCAAGAAGAACGTGGGTGCGTTTCCATCCCGTCACACGCTCCCATCCTGGCCGTGCCCAGGCCTCAATCATATCGCATCCGTGGCCTCTTGCAAAGGCCTCCAAGTCAGCCGTGTGATGGAGCCACCGCCCCCGGTCGGACCCGGTACAGATGACGATGGAGAGGGCCTTGCGGCGGGGCCACTGGGTGATCTCCGTCACGATGGTCAGCTTGACCCCCTCAGCATCGGCGCCAAGCCAAAGCTGCATCATGCCGGCCTGGAGCTTTGCCAGGATGTCCTCGGACCAAAGGCGCCCCTCGGAGCGGTCGAGGGCTGCCGAGATGTCATCCTCGATCAGGGGCCAGATCGAAAAATCGACTACATGACCGAAGGCCCAATCATCCTTGGAAGGAGTAATCGAAATCTCGGTCGGTGGCTTCTCGGGAGTTGTGTGTGATAACTGCGCTTCCATTTGTTTTGCTCGACACATAGAGGGAGGGGAGGCAGAGGGCCGCGCTCTCGGTCTTTGGCTCGAAGTTGAAAACGCTCTCTGTCGAGATGTTGATATTTGTAATGGTCGTTGTGGTGGCCGAGGCCGTAAGGGTCACTGACCCCTTGGCATTCGACCAGCCCTCGTTCGTGATGCCATTGACCATCGTCACGATCTTGCGAGTGATCTGGACGAGGTCATACCATGTGAGGGGGAGATTTTCCCTTCCGATGAAGGCCATCAGTTCTTCGTTGTGACGGCGTACTCGACGCCATTGACGCCTTGGGCATGGGTCCACGATGACCCCGCCGGCACGGTGACCTCGGCGCGGAAATATCTGCTGTCGATCAGGAATGGGTGGAAGCCCGAGGCGTTCTGCGCGACGGCTGCCGTGTAGGTGACGGTGTCACCTGGGAGGTTGCGGTAGCCGATCCTCATCGTGGGCGTCCCGCCATCGACCAGGGAAACGACCTCGGTCAGCTTCGAGCGATACCCCGGCGAACCGCCCGAGGCCGCGAGGTTCATCTCGGCGGTCGCCATCACCGCCGCGAGATTGCTGCCCTCGAACGTCGCCATCTTGTTCGTGGTGTCAACAGCGCCCAGCTTGATGGCGCCACCCATCCACGCCTTGCTGTCCAAGGACAGCTCGGCTGCGGCGGAGGGAAGAGCATCGATTGACGTGCTTACGCTGTCTAGTCCCTCAAGGGTATACCCTTCGCTGAGGTGGCGGAATAGCAATTGGGTATCGACCGAAATCAGGCTCCACCTCTGGACGGTCCAGTCGTAGCAGAGGATGCGATCACAGGCATTTGCCGGCGCTGAAGCCGTGGGATACGCAAAGAAGACTTGCTGGTTGTCAGGGTCAATGGTCGCCCTAACGCGGTGAATATTTACGACATCAACCGCATCGGTATTCGCGCCGCCCTCCGTGTCCCAGAACAAGCGATCCACCTGCTCCGACCCGATGTTTTGAGCGGTAGCTCCATCGAAAACGTAAAATCCACTGCTGGCAAGGAAGTAGTGCATCCTGCCAAATGCCGCCGCAGCGCCGGGCGTTCTCAAGCCCAAATTCTGTACGACCTGGGGGATTTGAAAAATCAAAGGCGGTCCCACAAACTGCATGCGATGTATAGAATTTTCCCTGAAGACCGTGGTGAAATCTCCGCCGTAAAGCAGCCCCTGAACATCACCACCCTCGCCCTGGAGGTCTTGCTTGTCCGAAAGAGTTGCCGCACTTTCATCAAAGTCAGTCGGATCATTCTGCGCCGACCATCGAACCCTTGTCGGGGCACTCCCGCTTTCATCGGAGATGTTTCCGAGGATGACAAAGCCATTATCATCAATTGAAACGAACTTGGCCTTGGGCGTATCCGTCGAGGATATGAGGTTGGCAAAGTTCGCGCCGGCAATGGTAATTGTCTGAACGGGGTCGGAAAGGTTTGTGGCTATCACCGTATTTGCCCACTTGGCAAAGTCCCATATACCGTCCGCAACTGTCGAGTATCCGCCGGCAACCGAGACATCAGTCGCGGCTGCGGAGGTGATGTCGTAGAGCTTGGCGGCATCCCCAACGTAGGACGTAACCTCGCCATCAATGGCCGTGACACTGATGGCGCCCTGGGCGAAGCTATCGAGGGCTGCCGTGGTGAAGGGCTTGATGTCAGGCATCGGTCTATAACCGATGGCGGAGGGGCGGCAATTGCTCGCTACCGTGGCCCCAGGCGAGTTTAACGCCGGCTGATCAGGCAGCCACGCCGCGAACTCGATGATCGAGCCGTCTGAGGGGAAGGTGGGCATATCAGAACTGCGTCGGCTGCACGCGGCCCGTCTGGACCCGCTTGGTGACTTCGCCCTGGATGCCCTGGAGGACGCTGTCTTCCATTATGGACAGCGCCGTGCTGCCCTTTTGCGCCATCATCGCCGCCTCGGCCTTGGCCCTCTCCTGCTCCAGCACATCAATGCGAATGATGCTCTTCGCCCGCAGGCGAATGAGGTCTTCCGCCTCGACCATCCAGGCATTAGTGGCAGCGTCCGTTGCGCTAAGAGTGACCTCGGCCAGCCGCTGGATGTAGCTGAGGTTCAGCGTGTAGGAGCCATTTGGTATCGGGTAGGGCCAAAAACTTTCTTGGTAGTAGGCATAAGAATAAGGGAAGCCGGTGTAGCTCGTGCTGTTCTTGATGTTCTCGATGAAGGAATAAGTTCGAGGCGTGAGGGGGTAGGTGGTCGAGTTGACATCGACAGTGAGTTCATCAATTTTCACCAGCCCCGTGGGGACGCCATCGCTCTCGGTATACTGCTCCTGGTCAGCGACCGTCACGAAAGTTGTCGTCGCCTCATTGAAGAAGAACCGCTCCCGCTCCCAGTGCCTGATGGCCGAGATGATAGCCTCATTGATCCTGCCGTCGATATCGGTGCGGACCAGTTCACTCTGGATGCGAGTTCGCATTGCGAGGTAAGTCATGGCGGCTTCCTAATTGTCGAACAGCAGCATATCAATCTTGCCGGCGGCGTCAGTCGGATAAGTGTAAAGGCCCCCCTGGAACCAGAGGGTGATCTCAGTATTTGAGATGGCCTCATTGAAGCCGAATTTATTGACGATGCTGGCGCCCGGCGTTGCGCCCATAGCAATAGAGAGAGGCAGCCCTTGCGCGGTCGTTTGCAAGTACCCAAGGGCGTCCATTCGGAGCGCCTCGGGGGCCTCGACCTTCAGGCTGGGGTCAGTCTCTCGATAGACTGCCCCAACTGGGATGTATTCGGCTGCCGTTGGGGGATTGCCAGCCATGCGTCACCTCCGTCACTGTTGAGGTGGGTGCTTGTACCGCTTGTGGGCGGACAGACCCGCCTTGTTTTTGCAGGCCTGCCCGCACTCAGGGCAGACTAGTAGCCCGACTTGCTGGGCCGGCTCTTGCTCTTCCCGGCGTTGTCCGTGGTCGTCTTCGCGTCCCCGGCCCGGCCCTGAACCGCTGACGCTGGTGTCGCCGTGTACTTCTCCCGGCCCCCCGGCGTGTTCTTCACGTCCCCGGTGTGCCCGGCTTTGTAACTCTTCACTCGCATGCTGTCGTTCTGCATGGGTCTCTTCCTCGTGTTGTGCCGCTTGAGCGCGGCGGGTGTTAAGCTCGGCTTCGAGTTCTGCGATACGGCGTTCGTTGGCCGCGATGGTCTCCTGATCAGCCACCCTCTGGGCACGGTAGAAGTGGTGCCGCCTTGGCGAGGGCACCCCCTCCACGGTTGGATTGCCGGCGGGGGGCGGGATTGGATGGGTCGCTCGTTCCGTACTCTCCTGCAAACCTGGGTTAGCCGCTATCTGCGAACGTCTGCTCATATCGCACCTCTATCATCCGTATTGTAATTGAAGCGGGAGGGGTTGTCACCCCGGCTCAGATGTCGAACTCGCCTGAGGGAGGCCTCATTAACCTCTTCCGCATCTCGTTCTGGAAGAGGTATTTCTTGATCTGCCTCATCCTGGGGTCATCGTCAGCGCCCAAGAGAGGAGCGTACCGCCTGCCCATCTCGGCAATCATATCCCTGAAGCTGCGCTCCTTGGCGTAGAACTCCTCCATCATGTCGGGGCCGGGGCGCCTGTCAAATATCCGATCAAATATCCGATGCGAGAGGCTCTCGAACATGGGGGCAAGGCGTTGCTCGCCACCCGAAGGCTCTCGGGGGTTCATATCTAGGCCGACAGGCTGCACCGGGGAGGCGCCGGCAACCATCATGGGAAGTTGTCGAGGTTGGTGTGCCATCACTAGTCCCCAGCAATATTCAGCGCCCAGTTATCCGCCGCACTCATGGGCCGGCGGAGCCTTCGAGGCTCTTCCATGGCATTGGTGGGCTGGGGCGCCGGCATGGGGCAGGTAGGCCGGGGCCTGGGAATGGCATTGGTCGGGCTGCGCCCATAGGGGGCCTGGGGCCAGGGGTAAGGAAGCCAGAGAGCTTAGTCATATCCACCATGTTCCCACTCGACGGCACATCACCCGGCCCCTCAGGGCGCCAATATCGACCGTCAGGGAGCATCTCCAAGCCCTTCGATACGGGGCTGCCGAATGAAGGCATAAGGTTGGGAGTGGCGCCGGGAGTTCCCGACCACACAGGGCTGCCAGTTGATGGTTGGCCGGGCTTCCAGCCAGGGGGCGGGGGCGTAGGGTCGAGACCGTTCTCATAGTGGATGTAACCAGTAAGGGGGTCACGATAGGTTCGCACATCCATCGAAAGGTCGCCAGGGAGCCGACCAAAGGGGTTGGCGGGGGCATACGGAGGGAGGCTTGACGGAGAGGGCTTGGGGAAGAGGCCGGCAAGGTCAGCCGGGTCAATGTCAAGCCCTGGAGCTGGGGGAGGCGCAGCCGGGGCAGCGCCAAGGGCGCCATTCCAAAGGCCCCCTCCCGCGCCGGCAACCATTCGAGGCAATCCGAAAGCCATGGCAGTCTCCTTCCCCGTCAGCCTACCCTATCGAGGGAGGCGTGTCACCCACCGCCTCGGCGCCGCTGATAGCGGCCCTCCTCCAAGAGGCGGTCGATGTCTCGCTTGATGTAATTGATCGTCGTATCGAATTTCTGGGTCGCAAGACTGGCCTGATCTGCTTTTGCCCACTGGTCACGAATTTGCTTCGCCAGCCCTTCGACCCGCGCATGGAGGGTCGCGATGGCCTCCTCGAACTTCTCATCCTGGGCTGCGATCTTGGCCGCGTTTTCCTTCCCGACATACTTCATGCCGGCCCAGGCCATGACCAGAGTGACAATGGCTGCCCCGATGGGGAGGATGCCCTTGATGGCAGCGAGGTCTTCCATGCCTCATTCTACCACCTTCAGGGGTGCATCGGCAAACTAGCCTCCGACCACACAACGCTCGCACGGCGTGCCGGTGACATCCTTCGCGAGGTTGGCCTTTCGGAGCTGCTGGAATTTCAGCGAGTGCCAGCCCTCCATGAAGCTGACCTGGGTCAGGTCGGCCATGGTGAAGTCATCGTTGTGATCGAAGCAGCATGCCGCCAACTTTCCATCCCAAGTGATGTGGCCCTCAGTCAGGGTGGCCCAGCAGGGGAGGGGGTCTCGAAGATTGCCGGCACGGCCTCGGTTGCCGGCGGAGGGCTTCCATCCTCGGGCCTTCTCCTCATCGGTCACGAGGTCGGCCTGATTGTACAGCGGAAGCTCGTAAATTTCATCGAGGTAGGGCGAAAGCTCCTTGATCATGGCCTGCATCTTTTCGCCCTGGTCGCCGTCGTAGCTGATGTAGCTGGCGTAGAGGCCGCAATCATATCCGCCGCCTTCCCTGACCGCGTGGGCCGATTTGATGTTCTCGATCATCCTGTAGAAGAGCGCCTGCTTGACCTGAGCGATCTCGGTAAACTGATCTGCATCGGCATAGTTGAGGCTGAACTTGAGCGAGCTAAGGCCCGCCTCCATGCAAGCCTCGACCTTGGCCGGGTTGGAGAGCGAGCCGTTGGTGGTCAGGAAGACGTATGGGAAGCCGACCGTCGTCGCGAACTCGACGGCCTCGGCAAGCCAGGGGACCATCATGCTTTCCCCGAGATAAAAAAGACCGATCTCCTCGACGCCGGCCTGCCTCATCTCAGAGAGCAAGTCCTCGAACATGCCCCGGTCCATATCCTTCTGCTCTCGAAGGTTCTGCGAGCGGGCGCAGAAGGCGCACATGAAATTGCACCGCCCCGTCAGCTCAATCTTGACTGACCGAGGGCAGGGCGGGGTGACGGAAAGATACTCGGGGTCGATGCCGGTGATGGCGTCGATGCGTTCTGTAATCGTCATCTTGCTCTCGCCTCTTTAAGCGCCGCGAACCATTCGTCGGCGTAAGGTTCGTTCTCGTAGCCGGGCATCGAGGGGATGCCACGGGTAAAATGGACTGCCGCAGGATTGATGCCCTCGCTGCTGTGCCCCGGCAGCCAATTCCAAGTCTCATCGAGTGCCCCCAGCTTGTAGGTCATCCCCGCCCAGCGAAAAGTATGCAGCCAGATGCCGGGCTTGGTGTTGACCACGTCAGGCGTCAATTCCCAGCAGGCCGCGCAGTTGAGCAGCATCAGGCTCGACCAGTTTTTATTGCTGTAGACCGTCTGCTCGCGGCCATCCATTTTGATCGTGTCCTTGGGGTCATAGTTGTGATGAACAACCAAGGCCGATTTGTTCTGGTTCTCCTCGATCAGGTCGAAGAGGTGCCTCACATCACGCCGCCAGAGGAAGTCACAATCCATGAACAAGGCCCACCCTTCGTACTGGCAAAGCGCCGGCACGAGGAAGCGCGTGAAGGAGAACTCGGTCGAGAACGACTTGCCATCCACGCTGTCGGTCCACGTCCCAGGAAGGGGCGCCCGGCGATAGAGGCCGGCGTGGCGGAGGGCACGTTGATCGACGCGCTCGACCAGCAGAGGCACTGTGGCGTGCTTGAGCAGGGTGTGCTTGCACACCTCGAAGGCGTCATGCTCGCGGCTGTCGTAGCCTATGTAGACGCGCTGAACGGCATCGCTATGCATTCGAATGTCCCCCTCTTTCCGCGCTCGAACCACATGAGGTCGAAGTGCGCCATGATCTTGGGAAGCCACCATGCCGGCGGCTCAATGATAAGGTGCGGGTTCCGCCCATCAGGTAGGAACTTGATGGCCGGCTGCGTCGAGACGAGGAGATAGATGGCGACCGTGGTCACCCTCTCCAAGTCCTCCAGAACCTCCGCGAGGCAGTCAGGCTCGACATGCTCAAGCACGTCAGAGCAGACCACCACATCCGCCGGCTCTGGCGGGGCCTCCTTGCCAGGGATGGCCGGGTCATACTCACGCATGCCGCCGGCAATCTCAGGGAAGCCAGATAGCTCGATAGACCTCTTGAGGGTGCCCTTCCCGCAACCGTAATCGAGCAAGGTCGAGGCGCCCGAGAGCGACATTAGCTCAAGAATTTTCTTGATGCTCTCGTGACCCGAGGTGCCGTAGTCCTCGTTCGCCTCGTGCATCTCGGCGTTGAGGCGCTGGTATTCCTCACTGATTAGCATCAGGCATCTCCAATGCATTTGTATTCGCGCCCGGCATCGCTCCAGGCTTCGAGGCCCGACTTATCGTTGGGCCAGACGGCGAAGACGAGACGGGCGGTGTCGGGGGTGGCGTGAAGCAGCATCTTGGCGCACCGCTGGCAGGGGGCCTTGGTGCAGAAAATGGAGTGGGCCTCATCCGCATAGAGAGAGGCGTCCATGAGGGCGCGCACCTCGGCATGGACGCCATGACACTCCACCTCTCGGTAGGCACCCTCGCCCGCAGGGACACTAGCACCGGGGCAGGGCTTGTCCTGGCAGCGGATGCCGGGAGGGCCATTCCAGCCCCGCCCGATGCGCTCGCCATCATCTGCCATGATGAAACAAGCTATCTTCCTGCGAAGGCACCCCCCATGCTCCTCCGCGTATTGAAGAAGGTCTTTCATAATCGCTAAGTCATCCATCACGCACCCCTCCCCCTCCGCTCGCGGAGCCACTGCTCAAGCTCAAAGGCTACGCTGCCCACGAGGATGTCCCATGGGTCGCCGGGCTGCTGGCGCTTCAGCTCAACGCTGTTGTACCAGGGCATGTCGCCAGCAACGCCGTACCGCCATGCGGGCGCCGCCGGCACGAGAACCCAGGTCGGGGTGCCGAGGGCGCCGGCCATGTGAATGCACGTCTGGCAAACGGAGACCACCAGATCAAGCTCCGAGATCAGCGCCGCCTTCGCCTCCATATCCTTCCCACCAGCGCCCTTCTTCCAGTGGTGGATGTGGAGGCCGGTGTCGGTCTGGAACTCCTTCAGAACGTCGCCAGCATCGCTCGTGTACTGGAGCGAGATGAAGTCAGCGTCCAGCTTCAGAATGGGGACCAGGGTGTCTGGCATCATCGAACGGAGATCGATGCGGGTCCGCTGCACGCCACCCTGCCAAGCAATGCCGATCTTCGGCCTCGGCCCCATCTTGTCGAACCTCTTGCGAAAGCTCTTCGCGATGCTCGGGTCAGGGATAAGGTAGGGGGTGCCGGGGAAGTCTTCGTTCTTGCGGCGGAGGGTCTTGGGGATCGTGCCGAGGGCAATCTTGCCATCGACCACCTCGCCCTTCTTGAGCCACTCGTGGCCATCGACTTCGTGCGTGCCGTGGACGGTGATGTTGGGGATGCCGGCGAAGCTGCGGTCCATCAGGCCATGCATATTGGGGGCGCACTCGAAGACGAACTCGGTCGAGCCATAGCTGGCCGCGAGGTGGGGGATGACAGAGGCGAACATCACCTCATCGCCCAGGCCCTGCTCGCCGTGGATCACCACCAAGCCAGCGCCGGCATCGTGATCCCACCAGGGCGTCACGGCCTCGGGGTCACCCGAATAGTTCCTCAGGGCGATGGGGCAGTTGGCACCCCTCTCCAGGCGAGCGCCGTAGATGTCCCAGCCGTTGGCCCAGTCCTGCTTCTCCAGCATGCCCAGCGCCTTATGCCACATCGCCAGGGCGTTGCCGGGGTCAGCGATCAGGGCCTTGTTGGCGTGCTTGATGCACTCGTCAGGCTGGCCCATGTTGATGTAGAGGCTGGCCACGTTGGCCCAGATGTCGCCGGCACCCTCTGGCACTAGGGAGGCTGCCATCTCGAAGCACTCAAGGGCCTTCTCGCGGTTCTGTTCGCGGTGGTAGCAGATGCCGAGGTTGTTCCAGGCATCGCCCTGCTCGGGCATGTGCCTGACGCACTCTTCGAGGAGGAAGGCGCCCAGGCCGTGGTAGCCCTTCTGGCAGTAGAGCATGCCCAGGAAGTAAAAGACCACCGGCTCCCCAAATTTCTTGTTGAGGATCATGTTGTAGGTATCCTCGGCGGCGGTCAAAAGCTGGCCCTGCTCCTTCCCCGTGGCCTCCAGGCCGCGAGAGTGAAGCTCCTTGGCCTCCTCCAACTTGTCGGCTGCCGAGACGTATCTGTAGCCGGTCTTCCTCATCACACATCCTCCATAAAAAAACCCCGCTCCAGGCGGGGCAAAAAAGAGAGTGGGGGGAGGCGCGAACGCCACCTCCCCCAACTCGTCACGTCATGCGACGTGGTCTCCTCCTCGGTGTCGCAGCTAGGCGGCGTCGTCGTCCATGTCGTACTGGACAACGAAGGTCATATCCACAGAAGCGGAGATGGCCGCGCCGTTGACTGCAACGATCCAGGCCCAACGAGGCAACGCCTCATCGGAAATGCTCACCTTGACCGGGAGTAGGCCCCCTGCGGGTCGCATGGTGGTCTCGCTCGACGAGGTCGAGGTCGCCGCCAGCAACGCCGTGGCGTCTACTGTGGTCGAGCCAGAGGTCGATCCTTCGGGCTTCTGGATGCCCAAGGTCCACGTCTGGTTGGCCCCGGCGTCATCAGCAAAGAAGTGAAAATCTTTGATGTGAGCGCCGTTAGGTACTTTCGCCAGCAGGAAGGTGCTGGCGGCAGTGCCGGTCAGGGCGGTGGTGAGCTTGCTCGATGCGCTTTGAAGGCCAACGTGGACCTCCCGAGGCTGCGACTGATGGAGGGAAGCGGTGAACGTGGTCATGCTACTTCTCCTCTATCCTACGGGCTTTCCGCGTGGGAACTCATCACGATGGTCCCGAAGTCGGTCGAGTTGTAGACCGATTTCTTGAGACCGTGGATGAGGCCGGCGGATACGCCCAATTGGTTGCCATAATCGAACAGCTCTTCAACCCAAGTCATCTGCTGATCACTGGGGTTTTCGCGGCCCGTGGCAAAACACGCTGCCTGGGCGCCGCAGAAGACCGCTCGACGCACGGTGGTGATCGATGGCGCGGTGGGGATGCGGGTGCTTTCGTGCAAGATCACACCGTTATATTCACCGAGTGCCCCGTTATAAATCGGGTTGTCCATCTCGCCGCCCTCGACACGCGCCCGTTGGGTGTCGTACCAAGTGACACGGGCTGCCGTGGCATCCGTCCGCAGATTGAAGACCTGCCAGGGATGCAAGAAGGCGCAGTATTTGGACTGGCCGTTGACCTTCAGCGGTCGAATGAGCGGCGTGGCCGTCTTCGCAATCGCGATGGCCTTGTCGATCATCGTAAGCTGGAAGTCGGCGCTGCCGCTTTCCGAAGCCGAGAGCGAGTTCTCCGTGGTCGCGTCCAGGGGGCCGTAGATGATGCGGGTGTTGCCACTGGCGCTGGTCGGGGCCGAGGTCGCTTGCAGCCCGGTGAAACGGGTGTCCGTCTGGCCGGTGTTGCCGCAAAGCTGGTTGAAAAACGCGCTGTCGATGCGATCCGCCCACCAGTCACGCAAGCCGTCCAGGCTCTCCTCGCGGATAGAGAACGGAACGCGCTGCTCCGACATGCGCCCGTCGCTTCGGACGGCGTGCCGCAACTGATCGATGAACAAGTTGTCATTGTAGGTGACCAAAGCTTCCTCGTTGCCTTCGAGGGTGCCGTCACCCGAGATGCCGCTGCCGGTCAACTGCATACGCAGTCCAACCGTAATCCGATCACCTGCCGATTTGGTCAGTTCATCTTTGACGTAGCACAGGCTGTCCTTCGTCTTCCCCATGAACCGGCTCGCGAAAGTCTCCTTGAGAGCCTCTCGCATCAACTTGGTAGACCAGACTTTGACGGCTAAGGGGTGGTTGACCCCGTATTGCGTCGTTGCCATGGTGGTTGTTTCCTCACGTTGAGTTGGTCAATCGCGCAGCCAAAACCGCCGCTGCAAGCGAGACCTCTCGTGACGTGAGAGAGACGATCCGCCGGTTTTTACGCCCTCGGCGCGGGCGAGGTTGGAGCTTGAGGCATTTTTTTTGCGCTGTCAACAAATTAGTCCTTGAAAGTGTGTAGCATCGTTGCTACATCTTAGACAGAGACAGCAACGCCCACCCAAGGAACCCAGAGAATACCATGACCGAATTTACCTTAACACAGGAGACTGAGATGAGAAAACAATGCAGCCGCGCCACCGTGAGCCTCAACGGCCACAAGGTGGGAACCATCCGCCGCCTCGGCTTCGAGCGTTGGGTGTTTGTAGCCGACATCCCTGGCAACCCGCAACGATACCGGCAATGGGGCGAGCAGACCTACCCCACCATCGAGGCAGCCGTCAGGGGGTTGCTCCCTGGCGCCAGCATCGACTTCCCTCAGAAGGAGGTCTCCTGATGCGCCGAGGCTTCGCCCTCTTCGCCGCCCGTCGCGCTCGCGCAGAGCGTGGCGGGTGCTGCGCCATCGTCACCAACCGGAACGGCAACCGGCCCCGGCTGTGTAAGCGGGACGCCGTCACCGAGGTGGACGCCCTCGGGGACCGCTACTGCGGCCAGCACGAGGACCAGTTCACCAAAGAAAAGTTTGCCGTCCAGATCGAAAAACTCCTTGAAA